CAGAACATTGTATATACCTCTACCTGGCGATACTGAAAACAACAAGGTAGAGTTTAAGATGGAGCCAATTGAAAACGGTGTTCAAGAAGCATCATTTAATGAATACCGAGTTCGCAATAGAGACGATATCCTTGTTGCACACCAGGTTCCACTTTCTAAAATTGGTGGCGGCGACGCTTCCTCTATTGCTTCTGCTCTAGCACAAGATCGTACCTTTAAAGAGCAGGTAGCAAGACCAGCCCAGAAGAATCTTGAAAAGATGATCAACAAGATTGTCAAAGAAAAGACAGACATTCTTGAATTCAAATTCAATGAGCTAACACTAACTGATGAAATTGCTCAGTCGCAAATTATTGAGCGTTACGTAAAGACACAGGTAATGACGCCAAACGAAGCACGCCAAGAGCTTGGCTTGCCTCAGCGTCCAGACGGTGACGACCCATTTGAAATGTCCTCACGTCAGCTTACTGACGCCAGAGCAAATCTAGCGGGTAACAGGGAGAGAGACTCAGAAAGATCTAACAATCAATCAGATAGCCCATCTACTGTTAGCGGTCGTAATGCTCAAGGCGAAGGCGCAGCATCAGAATAAAAAATATTACATTATTGTAACATTTTTTAAAAAACAGTATATAATGGAGCTAGTATGACTATCTTTAAAGCCCACTGGGATACTGAAGGCGACGATGTTCGCCTCTCAATGCCGTTCTCAAAAGTTGACCAAGAGCGTAGAATCGTTTCTGGTTTTGCAACTCTTGACAACGTAGATAAGCAAAATGATATTGTCACAACCGAGGCTTCGCTAGGAGCCTTTTCTAAGTTTCGCGGAAACATTCGTGAGATGCACCAGCCTTCTGCTGTTGGCCGCATGGTGTCCTTTAAAGAGGATAAGTATTTCGATCCCGACACCAAGAAATTCTATAGCGGCGTTTATGTTTCTGCGTATATTTCTAAAGGCGCCCAGGATACTTGGGAAAAGGTTCTTGATGGCACATACACAGGTTTTTCAATTGGTGGGAAGATGCTAAAGTGGGACGATGCATATGACGAGAAGATGGACTCTCAGATTCGTATTATTAAAGAGTATGATTTGGTAGAGCTTTCTCTTGTCGATTCCCCCGCAAATCAATTTGCCAACATCCTTTCTGTAGAAAAGGTAGGCGGCGCTGACGTTCTTAAGGGCGACAGCGTTGCAGAGTTGGAAAATGTATTCTGGGATTCAGAATCAGGCCTTGTCATACTGTCTGAAAAAGAATCCGAGAATCACCCACTGTCGGGGGTATCGATGAAGAACATTGGTTTTGTAGAAAAAACCGATGCAGAGAAAGCCGACATGATTAAGTTCTTAGTTGATAGTGCTAAAGGCATGAATCTTTCTAAGATGACAGAGGAGGTAAGTCCTATGACTGACACAACAGAAAACCTTACAGAGAAATCTGACGAGGTTGTTGAAGAAGTAGAGGTCGCTCCAGAGGCAGATGTCGAAACTGAAGCAGTAGAAATCGTAGAAGAGGATGCCGAAAAGGCTGACTCTGTCGATGATGCTCCAGAGGCAGAAGCCGAGGTTGAAAAGGCCGACGCTGCTGAAGCTGACGTTGAAAAGGCTGACGACGCTGAGTCCGATGTCGAGAAGGCCGATGCTGTCGAGGTAGAAGAGGTAGCCAAGTCCGACGATGCAGCTGTTGTTGAAGCAGTAGCTGAGATCAAGGATACCCTCTCATCAGCCTTTAGCGATCTAGCAGAAACCGTTAAGTCTCTACACGAGCAGGTTAATGCACTCAACAAGTCAATTACTGGTGTTTCCGATGAGCTTTCAGCAACTAAAAAAGAAATTGCTGATGCTAAGGGCCAGTTTGATGAGTTTGGTAAGCGTGTCGATGCTGTAGAGCAAGACACTGCTTTCCGTAAATCTGGCGATCTAGGCGAGATCGTGCAGGAACAGCCAGAAATGGTTGAAAAATCCCTATGGGGCGGTCGTTTCCTCAAAACTGCCGACTTATTTAATTAAGACACAATCACTTAGGAGGTGAAATATGTCGGAAGAGATTAAGAAAAACAATCCAGATGCAGCAGGTGATGACTCAGGTCGTTATAATGCCGAAGGTGCATTTGCTTCTGGTGGCGTTGGTGGCGTAACCAACCCTGGTGCAGACACACTAGGTAACGTACCCACCGCTAGCTTTGGTGTTACAACTGGTCCCAATGCCGTAAATCCTTCGGGTGATGCAGGCAGTGGTATCCTACGTCCTGAACAAGCACGTCGTTTTATTGACTACGTGTGGGATGGTACTGTTCTCGCCAAAGATGGTCGTCGCGTAACTATGCGTGCCAACACTATGGAACTTGAAAAAGTTAACGTAGGTGAGCGCGTTATTCGTGCGGCTTCTCAGGGTGTGGGTGACTACACCAACACTGGTGCAACCTTCTCCAAGGTGGAACTTACTACAAAGAAGATCCGTCTTGACTGGGAGGTCAGCGCTGAAGCACTCGAAGACAACATTGAAGGTGCTGCTTTGGAAGACCACCTTGTTCGCTTGATGACAAATGCATTTGCAAATGACATCGAGGACCTAGCCATTAATGGTGACGGTGCAACAGGTAACTTCCTTTCGATCCTTAACGGGTTCGTAAACCGCGTAAAGACTAACGGCGACGCACACGAGTACGTTGCTACGGTTACCGACAACGCTTGGACTACAGAGGTTATGCAGGGAATTCTCCTTGCAATGCCCCGCAAGTACCGTGCGTTGAAGAACAACCTCAAGTTCTACGCAGGCACCGACGCATTCCAGGGTATCGTTAAGAATAACGGTACTCTTGCAGATGCAATTGCCGAAGCCTTTGCTGGTACACCAGCTGGTACAGAGCGCAACCGTCAGGCATACCTTGACGGTCAGGCCCAGACTATGGGTACTGCTCGCACCACTCGTGTTCTTGGCATTGACGTTCTAGAGGTACCCTACTACCCAGCTGGTTATGTTGACATGACATTCCCCGCTAACCGTGTATGGGGCTTCCAGCGCGACATTACCGTTAACCGCGAGTATGTTGCCAAGAAGGACACGATCGAGTACACCGTATTCGTTCGCTTCGGTATTCAGTGGGAAGAAGAGGACGCTGTAGCATTCGCTGATGCAGCTGCCGATTAAACCATAAATTAATACCCTTAAGGGGGCAGGGACTTCGGTTCCTGCCCCTTTATTTATTCTGTTATAATAGAGATATCTATATAGGAGGCATTTAATGTCAGAAAATGATGCATGGAATGGTCCAGTATCTGATAGCCACGCAGATCTGATTACCGCAAAGGCAACAAAAAAGCGGTCAGATGGCGATGGTACAGATACCGTTGGGACAATTGAGACGGGTGCAATTGGTGTTGCTAAATCAACAGCAAAGCCAAAAACAACAAAAAGTTCAGCACCCAAGAAAGACAAAGAGCCTACCGTGGCTCTGCATTCCACAAGGAATGTTGTTTGGGAGGGTGTTGGAAAGATCGATAAAGGATACAACATTCTTCCTAAAGCACAGGCCGAAAAGTGGCTAACACGTAGTCATGTTCGTGAAGCTACTCCGGAAGAAGTTGCTAGAGAATACGGTAAGTAAAAATGGAAATACTGAGGGTTCCGTCATATTCAGCTGATGCTGTAATTAATGTATCTAGTGCAAGCACTAGCTATGACTACACCATTACTGATATGGCGGACTCCTCGGTAACCACTGGCAGCACAACATCTAGCTCCGCTTCAAAGGTTACAATTACTTTGCCATCAGAATACGATGGGTCATATCTAATCAACATTGATTCTACAGACCACTACTATGATGTAGTTCGACCCTATGTAGATCCCACAACAAAAGCAGACACTGCTTCAGAGATTGCTGAATACACCAAGCATGAAGAATTAGCCAGGGCAATTATTGACTCCGTAATTATTGAAGGTTTTTATTACAAAAAGAAAACTATTGAAACTACTGGTTTGGGCGCAGACTATATTCCTCTTTGGATAAATGCTAAGAAGGTGTTGAAACTGCACGAAAACAACGTTCTCCTTTATGACGCATCAGACCCAGACAGCTACAGTACGTCTTACGGAATCACTTCCGATGGAACAGCTATCGTAGAAACCTTTGATGGCAACATTAACAGGCTAGAGTCCGCACAGTTAATTATGCCAACATCTGGATCAGACATTATTGATATCAAATATGTTTACCGTGGATTCCCCAGAACTTTTGACTACAGAATTACCCTTGCTGTAGGCTACCCCAATTTGCCAAACAATATCGTTCGAGCAGCAGAGTTGCTCATAGAAGATATCGCTTGTGGAAAGCTAGACTACGCAGAAAGATATATGAAGTCTTATCAAACAGATCAGTTTAAGATCGGCTTCGACAACCGAGTCTTCGAGGGGACGGGAAATCTAGTAGTAGACAAGATTCTATCTAATTACGCAAAGTCTATTACTACACTAGGAGTTTTGTAATGGATTGCGGATCTAAAGACCCAATATACCCAATGCAGGCAGATATCTTCTACCCAGAGGTCGCACAGGGCGCCTACGGCAATGTTTCTAAGACCTGGATGAAAGACAGAACTCTTGTATGCAGTCTTGGTCCAGCGGGCTCTAGGTTTAGGGAAGAGCTTACTCCAAATGTGGATATCAGCATTGAGTCCCTGCTGATTGGTAGATTTAAAGAAGATATTAGATTTTCTAAAGACGACAGGGGCAAGGCTATGACAAACATTGTTATTAGCAATGTTAAGGGTAGGAATTGTGAAGAAATTTATGTAGAGCCAGCAGGCCCAAGAAAGAATCAGTCAACCATCTTTGAAGTGGCTACAGTGACTCCACACATTGGACCATTTGGAAAAGTAGAATATTACAGAGTAATTTTGCGTAGATCAGAAAACCAGGCGGTAGATGTATGATTAATCTTAAATACCGCACTAATGACTTTATGAAAGAGATGGACAATATCGTAAAGTATGCAAATGGCTTTATGGAGGGTGCTCAGGCTGGCAAGAAAGAGCTTCTTGAAACTATTGGAGAAAGAACTCTAGAAATTCTTAATGAGTTTATTGACGCAAATGCTAGGACAAACGAAGCCGTTCTACATCACGTCTACGAATGGAATCAATCA